GGACAATAGAACAGACCTGCGTCATAAGGTGAAGTACCCTTATAACCGGCGACGTAGTACTGGTTACCACCGTTAGTAGCGGTGTTACCAGCGGCCAGGTTAGCCGAATATGGGTCGATGTAGACACGGAACTTACCGTTGATTGTACCAGCGAAAGTGTTGCCGGTGTCGTCTACGTTCAGGTTAGCGTTCAGTGCTGGGGTGTAATCGAGGATACCAGCCATGGTCAGAGCTGAAGCAACGTCAGCAGAGCACATGATGATGTTGCCCTTTCCGCGACGAGTTCTTTGTGCGATCGCGTTAGCGTCTCTCTCGATTTGGAACAGAAGACCCTTGAACTTCTCAACAGACCAACGACCATTGGAGTCGATATCCAGGTCGAATACACCAGCGGTAGCGGTGTTGCTGACAGCACCCTGTTCAGCGATCTTGTAGATGGTTCTGATGACTTCACGGTTGATTTCAGCCAGAATCTCAGTTGACAGGATGTTAGCCAACTCAGCTTCAGCGTTCAAGCCATGGATAGCCTTGAGGTCTTGAGCCAGTTCCAGTGAGTACTCAGCCTTCAGAGCTCTGCTCTTAGCTGTTACTGTAACCTTCTCAATAGAGAAAGCCATCTGGTTGAACTGGTTATCAGATCCATTACCCAGGTTCTCAGCGTCACCTGTGACCATACCCTGACCTACGTTGTAGGAGGTAGAGGTGGCTGAACCAACAGGGTTCAGAACAGATGGGTTAGTACCAGACTGAGAAGTAGTACCCAGACCAGCGTTGGCGTCGGACATACCAGCGGTGAGGTCGAAACCATCATCCTGACCAGAGAAGGCTGAATCGACTTCGTTGTAGAATGTCTCAGTGCCAGACTGATCGGTGTAACGTGATCTCATCGCGAAGATGAGTCCAGTTGGTCCGTTCATTGGCTGAACGCCAGCCAGGTCATAAGCAACCAGGTTAGGCATTGAACGTCTGATCAGTGAGATCAGAACTGGGTCGAAACCGGCGGTTGGACCAGCGGCTGGTGAGTCAGCTCCGAAACCACCTGAAGCACCAGCGGCGTTAGCGGCGTTGGTTGGGGTTTCCATCAGGCTCAGACCTGAGCCAAATGCTTGCTCCTCACGGAGGAATTTTTCTTGGTTTTCGAGCAGGACAGCGGTGACAGCTCTTCTATGGGCGTCCTTGATAGGATCTACACCTTCATAGTCGAGAAGTGGACTCCACTTTTCCTGCAGATGTTCGGATTGGAACATTTGCTTTTACCTTTGTAATGTTTACGTTTGATTTAATGTTAAATTCAGGATTTGCTGAAGCTACCCAGTGCTCTCAGGTATGCGTCCATTCCACCCTTAGTAGGAGCGGAAGTGGTGTCAACACCCTCAGAAAGGGTTTCCTGTTTTGCTACTGCTGCTTTAGCTGGTGCTGGTGACTTGGAGAAGTATGACTCCTTCAGAGTCTCCAACTTTTCACGATATTCTTCTTCACTTTCAAACTCAACACTTTCGGCAAGTGAAGCGAGCTTCTCTTTCTGGGTGGTCGCGAGACCCTCAGAAACGGACTCAAGAATATTGTCGGAAACTGATTCAGCCAAACGCTGGTTCAGTCCGATGTTCTTCTCAATCTGCTCGTTGAGTTTTGTTTCCATTTCATCAAGTTTGTCTACCATGCTCTCAAGCACATCATATTTCTCTTCAGGGATAGTTACATAATGATCTTCAAAAAGACTCTTCATTCCAGAGAGGAATGATTCAGTCATCTCGGTCTTCAGACCGTGCTCGATTGCTAATTCGTTCTCAGTCATCCACTCTTCAGCGACGTACTCAAGATACGAATCAACTCTTGAGACCAGTTCTTCTTTCATGGTCTCTTTCTCTTCAGCCAGTTTAGCTTCAAACTGACCTTCGAGTTCTTCTTGGATCTCCTTAATTTTGGATGTCAGAGCGGCTTCGAAAATCATCTTAGCCTTTTCTCTGAACTCTTCGGAGAGTTCCTCACCACCCAGGAGTGCGTTAACATCTTCTTCGATGTCAACTTCCTGTTCGGCTACTGTCTCTTGGACTTCCTCTTCTTCGAGGACTTCCTCTTCTACCTCAGCTTCTTCGCCGTAGGTACCTTTCTTAGAGGAATCCATTGGATCAGCCTTCTTAGCTCCCTTGTTTACAACGTCACTAACGGTCTTGATCTTAGGCTCTTTGAGCTTAGCTGAATCGTTAGTTGGGCTGTAGTTCTCTGGGGTAGGTCCACCAAGATCCTCATAGGATACTGACTGACCCTCACCAGGGTTGGAAAGCTTCGGCATGGCCTCTGCAGGTTTAGCGTTCGCGTTCACAGCTGTCTTTGACTGCTCCATTTCTTGTAAATCTCCACGAGACATTTGAATTACTCCGATTAACCTTATTAATTTAATCTATATTTATTTATAAATTGATACGATTTACAGATTATTCAGAAAATCGTTGAAAAGATCAAGTTTCTTTTCATCAAGTTGCCCCTGTGTGACAAGGGTATTAATCTGTTTGTAGGTTTTACGGGCCGTGGCTTCCCTAAGGATTCCACCATCCCAAACCCACTCTTTTCCTTCCATGATACCTTCAACAAAAGCATCAGGTGCGGAAGGGTCAGCGACGATATCAGCTGCTGTTGATAACAGGAAGTCGTCACCAACAATATTTACTCCTTCTCTTGTTGCTCTGAGTGAACCGATGCCTCTAGAAGAAACACCAAGTTTAACTCCTTCGCTAATGAGAGACTCCGCAATCTTACCCATCGGAGTTGATAAGATTTTTGCTTTACCAATAAAATTGGTTCCGTTCTCCTTGAGCGAAACAATTTTGTGAGAGACGCGATCCAGATTAACAGTTGGGCCTTCTGGATGTCCGAGTTCTCCAAGTGCCCTCCCGGTTTGGATGTGGTTCTCATTGTATCTTTGTACTTCCTTTCTCAAGGTAGCCATTGGATACATCCTTCCATTTCTGTTCTGAAGGTCACCTTGTAAAAAGATTCCCTCAATGAACATATTCTTTTTACCGTTCTTTTCTTCAACGATAAAATCAACTGATTCGATTTCTTCTCTAATTAGTTTCATTGTTCTATTCAGGAAACTTGTACTTGTTGGATGAATACTGTGCCAGTGCCAGCATTGGTTTTACACGCTACTCTGATGGATCTTCTCAGTGTTGCTTCAACACTTTCAAATGCATCTGTTACACTTGATGAATCGTGATCAACTGTCAATCTGGTGGCGAAATAACCATGAACACCAGCAGATGTGTCAATACTTGACACAATCTTGTGTGCAAAATCAAAGTTACTTTGACCAGTTACTGTCAGTGATACAGCATCACCAATCTCAAAAGGACTTCCAGTTCCCTCAGGAAAATCAATGATTGTGGTTGTACCAGTGGTAACACCAACAACTCTTTGTGATCTGACAGGACCAAGACTAATTTGTTGATCGTCTGTAACTCCAACATAAAAATTGTCAACAGTTGCAGTTGGATTAGTTCCAATAGCAACGTGAACCCCTGCACCTTCAGCAACTACACGAATCGAATCACTCTGTTGGAGGATATTGACTGATTGAGCCGATGTAGTACTGGTAGCGAATGTAGTATTAACACCTACCGGTTTTAGAGCAGTCATTATTTTTTGTTTTAATAGTCCTATTCAGTATTTATTATTCTTCAGTATCAACTTCTTGATCAATCTCAAGCTCAGCCTCAACTTCTACTTCGTCTTCGATTTCCAATGTTGGTTCATCGAATACAGAAGCAGCTACATTTGGTCTGATAGCGTTGATCTTTTCTGCTGTTTTTGCAAACAGAATGTCTTTAATTTTGTCACTTGTCTGTGATGGAGATTCATCAGTCACAAGCAAATCCATTAATTCTTCCATGGTTTAGTCTCGTTTTATGTGTATTTAGATAATGCCACCCTCAGGATTCCTTCTAGAACCTGCTGGTGTTTCATCTGGTTCGGGGGCTGGTGGGTCAAGTGGTGCAGCATCTGGTCCAGTTGGTGAACCCATAGCAGCATCACCACCCATGGCAGCTGGGTCACCCATTGCCATCATAGCTGGGTCTGGAATAGCACCACTTTCGATTTCATCTTTGATGAGTTCATCTTGTTCGATTATTTCCTCATCAGTCTGACGTAAGATCTTACGTCTTACATAATCAGTGGAGTAATACTTGCCAACAAATTGCTCAACTTCCATAGCCAATGTGACTCTCTCGCGGAGAAGTTCAGCATCTTTCAGTTCAGCAAAATGGTTGTCATACAGGAAGTCATACTGAATATGATCAGCCATATACTCCCAATCTTCTGGAGTGATGACATTTTTGAGAAGGAGTTGTGTTCTCAACATGTCGTTGAACATGGCAGAGAATCTCTTTCTCATTCTACCAACAAACTTGGAGAACTTAATTTCATCTCTCATAATCTCAGAGGATCTTCCAAGAGAGAAACCACCTTCACCTTGAAGTCTGGTCTCTGGTACGTTCAGTGAACGATAGAGTTTTTTCTGAAAGTA